GATCCATGTGCTGTCATGGCGAAATCGCCTTCTTTTAAGTTGGGCATTGCTTTACCTATATTTCCTTCACTACGATTAATTGCATATATTTGTGCTGCTGCTTCTGATCTTGTTTTATGGCAACCCATTACTTCTCCACCCTCTTTTACAGCAGGGTATCCTGAGCAACCGTAACTTCCTTTAGCACCTACACGATATGGCATGATTAAATTATACCACTAATTAGGCAGCGCCCAACCTAGATCATTTTGACGCTTTTGAATGAGCCTTCTCATGTAAAGTTCTATATCGTATAATTCAGCAATGACTAAAGGGCTCAAATTTTTATACTCACGCAATACATCGGCATACCTGGGGTCTATTTTAGAGGACTGCTGAACACTTTGTGGGTTTTTAGGTCCGCCCCTTTTGCTTGCCAATATTCTATATAGAATTTCTATATCTTTATTATCTTGTTTATTAAAATGAAGAGTAGACGCTAGGGCATCTAAACACCTAAATGTTTGCTTTGTAGTTTGTTCAAAGGTAAATGGGTATAGTGTATCTATATTTTTTGCAAACTCTTGATTCCACTTAATGAACTCATCAATACATTGCTCTAATGTAGTGTTTGTATTACGTAATAATAATTTTAATACATTAAAAGATACTATAGTATCCTTTGGATCTCTAAAAATAATAATTTGATTGATATCTGATTTACTTAATAAACTTATATCATGCAAAACATTTTTACTAGTTTTAATTTCTTTAACGTCTAAATATCTTTCAGCACAAAAAATAAAGAATCTATTTCCAGTACGAGGAAATGAGTTTACTATCATTTATTGAGTATAGCACACTGCTTGCTTCCCCTCATGGATTCGAACCACGATGACCACCTCCAAAGGGTGGCGTATTGCCGTTATACGAAGGGGAACTGGTAGGGCAGGTTGGACTTGAACCAACGACAACCACCTTATAAGAGTGGTGCTCTAACCAACTGAACTACTGCCCTTTGATTGTGCACCAGATAAGGCTTTCTTGAAGTTCTTGATGAGTTTCCCAAAAATCTTCATCATTAGAATCACCTAAACACTTCATACATGTTTTGATGTTTGCTTCTTTGTAGTCAAAGTAGTCTGATCTCATTATTCTTGATCTACTTTATATGTCATTGCAACATAGCATGCAAAATATCCCATTGCAAATGCAGGGATAAGAAATAGTGCGTGTATCATGATTCTCCTTTGTGTATACTACTATTGTATACCATAAAGGCTAGGCTGTCAACCTGTTGTGTGTTCTTATTCTGTGACAGTTTGCACACACTACTTCACATTTTGCAATTTCTTTTTTAATCGCTGCCCAGGAAAATCCATCATGGATCATTCTGGATATATTATATTTTTTGTCTCTTAGGTGATCAAAATCTAAGATAATATGATTATTAATTCCACAATCTACACAGCCAGAAGCCTCTTTTATTTCAGCAAGTTTTCTCTTATACTCTTGCTTATTGTATGTCTCTAACTCTTTGTTAGTCATTGACATTATTATACCGCAAAATATTAAGAGCCCCACGCAGGCGATTCAAGCACTATGGCCCAGGTCGTATATAGAATAGGTAACTAATCCATCCCAAGGTCCTGCGTGAGGCATACCAGGTATTTAATGTCGCTGTCTCCCCCGACACTTATATTGTACTACTTGATTTGAATTGTTTTTGGCTTTTTCTCTTCTGGAACCTCACGCTTTACTACAACATAAAGCATTCCATCTACGAGATCAGCAGAATTAACAAACATGTATTCACCAAGAGCAAACGTGCGGGTAAACTTTCTACCAGCAATACCCTTGTGCAAATATTCTTCAACATCTTCTGGACGCTCACCCTTAATAATAAGCGATCCGTCATGTTCTGTAATTGTGATTGATTCTTTATTGTAGCCTGCAACTGCAAGTTCTACGACAAAGGTATCTTCATCAATCTTACGAACATTGTATGGCGGAAAGCCAGATTGATTTGTTGTTGTGTTTGTTAGTCGGTCAAACATTTTATCAAATCCAATAAAAAATGGATCGTTTAACCATGTTGGCCCTAGGCCGTTTGTTGTTACATTGATATAACTCATTTTATTCCCCTTTCAAGCGAATAGTTTAATTTACCCCCCATTGGGCAGGCAATTATATTATACCAGAAGTTGCTTAAAAAGCCAATCTCCATCTATGCGTGAGGGGTTATAGGTTTCCATATCATACTCTGGGAATATCTTAGAAACTTCTGAGGCTATCTCTTGAGAAACTATGGTCTTCCATAGGTTAGGATCTCCAAGAAATACTATTCCGTCATTATATTTCTTTTTACTTTTTTCAATATCCTTTAAGACAACCTTAGATCCAACATAATCGCTAAGCCTATCTAGTTCCTCTATATTTCCTGATACCAGTTTGTCAAAACTAAAGCACTCCCCATGCTTAGACCAGTCTGAAGTGATCTCTCTGTAACTGGCAAACTGTCTGCTACCAATATAGGATAGGAACTGTTCTGAGTTTGGCAGCATAGTTTTAAATAGATCAGAGTTAAACATCTTATTATCTGGCCAATCAGGTGAAAAGCCTCTGTTATGCATAAATAGAATCGACAAGGCCTGGCCAATAGGGTGTCTCTCTGTTGTAATTATCTTATTTGATTTGGCATATTCAAATAGTCTATCTTGATTATTGTGTGCATGAATACCAATAACCGCATTAGATCTATTCTTTACCGTCGGATGATTCCAAAAGTCATCATCATATTTAGTAAATCGCATTGAGTGAGACTGAGTTGCAAATGCAATAGAGTCTACAAGAAGGTGTGTGCCACATCTAGGTGGTGTTGAGATAAAAAAACCAGGCATTTATCAAGTATACCAGAGAACACCTATGGTATAATTATTGAGAGCAAAGGATGTGTCATGGATCAGCAAAGACTTGAAAACGCTAAAAGAGGCGTTACAGTAGATCAAAAAGGCAATGAGTTTAGTTTTACATCTCCAATTCCTGGAGTACACATTTATGATAATATTTGGCCAGAGTCTGATGCATTTTTTGAAAAGTTGCTAACTCCAGAATTTTGGGAAACTAATCCAGATATTCCTGGTGCTAGAAAATGGGTACGTGAAGACTTCTTTGACGATGTAGAATACACAAAAGATAATGGCAAAAAGTCTGACACATGTTGGGTCTATTCTCACCCAGAAGCAAATGAAGCATTTAGAGATGTTGTTAACTCTTACATATATCACTGGAATATTGATCCACGAAGCAGAGAAAGTTTAAGAATTTCTAGATTTTCAAACGGTGAATTCTTTGGTGCTCATGCAGATGATACATTTTCAACACCAAGAACAGTAT